GTAGTTCCTACTACTACTACAGAAGCCGTAACTCCAGAGAAGTCAGCGGCGCCTACTCCTACAGAGGCGGAAACACAACTTAGTGCAAAGTTTGCAGCATTGAGCCGCAAGGAAAAACAGATTCGCGAACGCGAGCGGTCTGTACAACAGCGTATGAACGAAATGCAACAGCAACTAGAAGCCTTCAAAGCTGAAAAGGCCGAGGCTGAAAAGTATAAGGCAATTCCTGAGCGGCTCAAAAAGGACCCACTGGGAGTGTTTAAAGAATCCGGTCTAAGCCTAGAGCAGTTAACTGACATGCTTATGAACGGCGGTAAGCCGACCGAAAGTATGGAGCGTACTGAACTTGAAAACCGCGTTTTGTCCAAAATGGAAGAACTCGAAAAAAAGATTGCAGAAAAGGAAGCCAAAGAAGTAGAACAGAAATATGAGCAGCAACTGACTTCTTTTGTTAACGAGCTTACTAATTTTGCAAACACCACACCGGACTATGAGTTGATTAGGTCCGAAAATGCCATTGATTTAGTTTATAATGTAATCGAACAGCACCATGCTGATACCGGAGAAATCCTCTCTAATAAAGAAGCCTGCGATGCTGTGGAAGATTACTTGCTTGAACAAGCGAAAAAAATGTTAGAACGCGAGAAAATTAAAAAACTGGTTGGTGCGACCAGTGCCGCTACTCCGGCTGTAAAGCCCGCGCCAGGAAAGCCGGTCACTACGCTTTCAAACACCCAAGCTGCCCAGGTGCCTACAACGGGGCGCAAAAAGTTAACTACCGAAGAATCGCTAGCCGAAGCTGCTAAGTTGATTCGTTGGGAAGAATAAAGTGAACTCGAAGCCCTCCTGAAAATACGCTGTCTAGAGGGTAGAGTAAAGACGGCAATTTTAATTTTTTTAAAAAGGATGACTTATGTCTCTTGATTTAACCTCATTTGCTAGTGCCCTTAAGCAGCACTATACAAGTGACCGCATCGAAAATATGGTATATGCCGACAATCCGTTGCTCGCGCTTATGCCCAAAATGGAAGACTTTGGTGGTAAAAACCTGCCGATTCCGATTATCTATGGTAATCCGCAGAATCGTTCAGCCGCATTTGCTACCGCTGTTGCTGGTTCTACTAGCTCTAAGCTGAAAGATTTCGTTCTTACTCGCGTGAAGGACTATTCTATCGCGTCGATTGATAACGAAACTCTGGAAGCCTCGAAGGGCAATGCCAATGCGTTTATGGAAGCTGCTACTACCGAAATTGATGGCGCCATGCAGTCCATCACTCGTTCGTTGGCCGTTGCTATGTACGGCTCGGGTTCGGGTTCTATTGGCCAAGCTAATGCCAATGCCACGGGTACTTCACTTCAGTTGAAAAAGGCTGACGATGTTACTAACTTTGAAAATGGCATGACGCTTGTTTTCTCGACTGCTGATGGTGGTGGCTCCGTGAAGTCGGGTTCTGTTAGCATCGTTGGTGTTGACCGCGATACTGGAGAACTGACTGTAAGCCCGGCTTTGTCGGCAATTGATTCTGGTACTGGCGTAGCTGCGGACGATTTTATCTTCGCGGATGGCGACTATGACCAGAAGCTCAAAGGTCTCCGCGCTTGGGTTCCGAACACTGCTCCCACGTCTTCGCCGTTTTTCTCGGTGGACCGCACTGCTGATAAAACTCGTCTTGGCGGTATCCGCTTCGACGGTTCGGCTATGCCCATCGAAGAAGCTCTGGTGTCGGCTGCCAGCCGTGCCGCTCGTGAAGGTGCAAAGCCTTCGCACTGCTTCATGAACTACGTTGATTTTGCCAACCTTGAAAAAGCGTTGGGCTCCAAAGTTCAGTACGTGGACCTGAAAGCTAAGGCGGATGTTGGCTTCCGTGGTATTATGATTAACGGCCCCCGTGGTCCGATTAATGTAGTGCCGGACCAAAACTGCCCTGCTGGCCGAGCTTTCATGCTCCAGTTGGACGTGTGGAAGCTGTACAGTCTCGGCAAGTGTCCGCGCATTTTGGACAGCGATGGTCTGAAAATGCTCCGTGAATCGTCTGCTGACGCAGTGCAGGTTCGCGTTGGTTACTATGCTCAGGTGGGTTGCCGCGCTCCAGGTTGGAACGTGAATATCCTGCTCCAGTCATAATCACCAAGTTTAGTTCTGCTAAAGCCCTGAGAGGAAACTCTCGGGGCTTTTTATATCTATGTTATTGAAACTACAGAATAAAATACAAAAACTGCTAATAAAATATCATATATAATTAACTCGCTGCCGTTGGAATTACCCAGCGCCAGACTAAAAGGAGTATCTTATGGCTAATAGAAATTATAACCGTGCTCAGGCTTTGGAAAAAGAAGTAAAGTCTTTGTACGCGGAAATCAGTATTGGTGCTGCTGGCGCCCCTACGCTTGTTCGTGGATTGGGCATTGCCTCTGTTGCCAGGGATAGTGCTGGTGTTTATACTGTTACATTGCAGGATGCCTACAATCGTTTAATGTCTTTTGGAGCCAGTCAAGAGGCGGCTTCTGCGGAAGATTTGAAGTTTCAACTTGCTGCTTCGGATGTTTCTAGTGCTAAAACCGTGCAATTCCGCTGCATTGCTGCTGCTGTGGAAACTGACCCGAGCAACGGTTCTAAACTGCGCCTGCAAATTGATGTTAAGAACTCCAGCATCTAATCGGGGGCTTTTATGATGATGGCCGATGATAAGAAAAAACATGCTACTATAATTATTGCTAGGATGCAAAAAGGAAAAGCTCCCCAAGAGTCTTCCGATGCTAAAGAAGAACCGATGCAAGGCCCTGAAGATATGATGGGTCTTGAAACTGCTGCTGAAGATATTATGTCTGCGCTCCATGCCAAAGACCCGAAGGCCCTTGTGTCTTCGCTTAAGCATTTTATGGAAATGTGCGATTATAGTTCTTCGGAGCAGGAGCCCTCTTCTGAAGATGCGTCCGAGCCGTCCGAAGAGTAGTCTAAACAGGGTAGTAGCTATGGGTTACTACCCCATTTAAGCGAACATTACCCTATTTAGGAGTTTTATGTCTGTTACTCTTGCGGAACTCAAAACGCAAATCCGAGAACGCGCTGATATGAAGGAATCTGAGTTTGTTGAAGATTCAGAACTCACTTCTTATATTAATGCCTCTTTAGCTGAACTGCATGACCTTTTGATTGCTGCCTATAATGAGGAATACTTTATGGAAGAAGTTTCTTTTGCGGCAACAACCTCCCTTGTTTATGACCTGCCCAATGGAACAAATTATAGCGGTGCGCCTGCCATTTATAAGCTGCGCGGAGTAGATGTTCGTAAAGGCAACGGTGACTGGGCTACTGTAAAACGATTCAATTTTAATAAGCGGAACGAGCAACAAAATTCGGTCGCGTGGGGAATGCTTGGAATTCCTTATCTTGAGTATCGCTTGGTGGGGAATAAAATTCGCTTCAACCGTACTCCTGATTCCGGTCTAATGTTCAGAATCTTTTACTATCCCCAGGTGACTAAACTAGTAGACGATAATGATAGTTACGATGATGTAAACGGGTTTAGCGAATATGTAGTCGTTGACGTTGCTATTAAGATGCTTAACAAAGAAGAGTCTGATGTTTCTCCACTCATGGCTCAAAAAATGGCGCTTAAGGCGCGAATCGAAGCGATGGCTCAGAACAGGGATGCAAACGAACCAGAATCTATAACTGATGTATATGCAGAAGAGACCGAAAATACTATTTTTGGACGGTACTAAGCATGTCTGGATTTCGAGATTTTAAAGCTGTTGCAAACTCTAACACAGACACTGCAAAATTACAAGCCCGATTAGTTGAATTTTTTACCCCCATCCAAAACTGCGATTTAATTGACGGTGTAAGACTTGTTTCGATTACTCTAACTGCCGGTTCCGAAAATGCGATAGACCATAAGCTAGGCCGGGAACTGTTAGGATGGATTATGGTTCGTAACCGTGCGAACGCTACTGTTTGGGACACCCAAGATGCTAATAAATTTAAAGACAAAACACTTTCCCTTAACACTTCGGCAGATACTGTTGTCGATTTGTGGGTTTTTTAGGATATAGGGCATGAGCACTACCTTTATGAATCTTACTCTTCCGGTGGTATCGACGACTTTAGGGCCGCAATGGGCCACAGAATTGAATCAAGCACTGGAAGATGTGGACAGTCACGACCATACCTCTGGTAAAGGGCGTAAAATTACCACTGCCGCTCTAGATATAGACAACGCGCTAGCCCTGAATGGATTTAAACTGACCGATG